CATGTCGAAGAAGCCGACGCGCTTTATGATGTCCACATCCTACAACAGCCAACTCGCAACCGATTTCGGACGCCAAGTCCGTGACCTTTCCAACGAGCCCACCACTGCGCAAATCTTTCCTGACTTTGAGATGTCTGCTGACAGCCGTGCCGTGGACCAGTGGCGTACGACCAGCGGCGGAGCCGCGTATTTCATCGGTGTGGGCGGCACGACTTCTGGTCGCGCAGCGAACCTCCTTCTTTTCGATGATCCACTAAAGTCCAGAGAGGAAGCCGAGAGTGCCACGCAGCGAAACAAGGTCTGGAATTATTATATATCCGCTCTCAGCACCCGTCTCCAACCAGATGTTGACGGTGTTCCCCCCGCCCAGATCATCATCCTCACCCGATGGCACCCTGACGATCTTGCCGGAAGACTTATGCAAACTGATGACTGGCACGAAGGCCGCTGGCTTCATATCAACTTCCCTGCCGTTGAGGACCGCCCAATTCAAGGAGACGCTGGTAAAGTTTCCCGCTCCAATTTACCATCCGACGACCCTGAGTACCTCGCCCCAGGCGAAGCCAGCAAGCTCGCTAAAGCAAAAAGATACATACGCAAGACTGAGAAGAGAGCCTTGTGGCCCGAACGGTTCTCCCTCGAAGATTTGGAGCGTCGTCAAAGATTGAACCCGCGAGAGTTCGCGTCTCTCTACCAGCAGACCCCATACATACAGGGCGGCAACATGATCCGCTCTAACTGGTGGCGTACGTACCCTGCTGACATGAAGCCGGAGCGCTTTTCCAGCCTCATCATAGCCGCCGACACAGCGTTCAAGGCACGACAGGACAGCGATTACTCCGTAATGATGACGATGGGGCTCGACACCACGGGTGACATCTACATTGTGGACGTGATCCGCGACCGTTTTGAGTTCCCCGAACTAAAGAGGCGCATGATCCAAGCCAACAATCAGTGGCGTGGTCGTGGTTTGCGGGGCATTTACATCGAGGACAAGGCCAGCGGTCAGTCATTGATACAGGAACTACAGCGTGAGAGCGGCATATCCGTAGTCCCTTACAAGGTTTCGTCAGATAAAGTCTCTCGCGTCACCTCGATACTGCCACTTATTGAGGGTGGTCGTGTGTTCTTGCCCGACAATGCCCCCTGGATGGACGCCTTCCATGAGGAATGCCAGTCGTTCCCTTCGGGAAAGCACGACGACATGATCGACGCCTTATCAATTGGCTTAGATGTACTGGCCCGAACCCCCACGACGGGCGAATACTATACTCCGTCTGCCTTTTCCCTGCCCAATTCCGGCGACAGTCTTTGGGACATGAAGTCCGATCTGAATAAACTTAGCGGTTCTTGGCGCGGCTGGGGTGAATAAGGACGACCGAAGCAAGGACGAGGAGGTAAAACTCGTTTTATGACATTAACAACGACAAATTACCGTGCGGATTATGTTCCTGATAACGATGGTATCGTTGTCGATCTTTCCGATCACGCTGATGCTCTCATGAACTATGAGGACATTTCTTCTATGCTCAGTGTTGAGCAAGAACAGAAGCTCGTAGATTATGTACGCTCTGCCATGCAAATGTCTTACGACCGTATTTCCAAACGGTACGAACACTGGACGCAGGCTGACCGTGCGCACGACGTTTACGTACGACCGGACGCTACGCAGTTCCGAGAGAAGGCAGTCATTGCTGACACTCGTGCCATATCGGACACGGTTCACACTTACTTGATGGCGGCGCTTACTGGGCGCAACCCGATGTTCCAGCTTGAAGGTCTCAACCGAAAATCGCGCAAGTCTTCTCAGATCATTGAGCGCTTACTGCACCAACAAATGCGCCGTACGGCGGGGGAGGCCCGAATTGCCCAACACTTACTGGACAGTATTCGGTACGGATACGCCCCCACAAAAGTTACGTGGGATGCTACGAGCAAAACAAACAAGATCACCAACTTCGACCCGCGCCGCGTATTCCACGACCCCCGTGTCCAATGGGGAGATTGGGAGCGGATGCAGTACATCATCTTTTCTGATTTCTCATCTTATGATGCTCTCCTCCAGACGGGCATGTACCCCAAGCTCAAGCGGTTCCCAGCCTTGCGAAACAAGTTTGCGGCTCCGACTGGTGGGTGGGACGGACATAAGTGGCATAAGGAAGCTGGACGAGGACTAAGCATAGACCCTGCCGAGCGTAACGCTCGCGGTGGCGGCACTTTCTTTGCCCTGGGCGATAGCCGCGTCATAGATGAGAGCTGGATACGTCTAGCTGGATATGAGATTGGCGTCCCCCAAATCGAACAGTTGTGGATGTGCATCACAGTTCTCGACGAGAACGTAATCATCCGCTGTCAACTGAACCCTTACGGCAGGCAATTCCCTGTCGTGATCGGCGGCCTGTACCATGACGCACATAAGACCTACTCACAATCGCTGTACGACATACTTCTCCCTCTGCACGATGTGGCTACATGGCTGTTGCGCAGTCGTATCGACAACGTACAGGCCGCTTTGACTAACTTAATGTTCGTTGACCCCACTCAAGTTGCTATCGGAGACCTTATCGACCGCAATGCGCATGGCATTGTGAGGACTATGCCGGGTGTAAAGCCGGGTGAGGGCGTATTCATTGCCAACGTACCGGACGTAACACGCGGTCACTGGAACGATATTGAAGCAATGTCGGGTCTAAAACAGCGATTATCCGCCGCTTCGGACGCCCAGCAGGGTATGCCCACAGCGGAAGGCGGCGTACGAACCGCGACAGAGATACAGCGTCTAACCCAATTGGGCTCTCAGCGCCTTGGCGTACTCGCTCGTACGATCTCAGCTACGTCCGTACGGCCAATGGCCCGTATGATGGTCGCCAACGTACAGGACTTCTTCTCTACTGAGAGCTCAATACGCATTGGGGAGCAAGACAACGCCTCATCACTGCGCGGCATGGTCGAAGACGGCTACCTAGACTTCAAGCTCTCCGACATCCAGGGCGAGATCGACTACCTTGTAGTAGATGGCACCTTACCATTGGAGCCCACTCGCAATGCCGAGACATGGATCACCATGCTCAAGACATTGAACGAGACTGGCCTTGCGATGGAGTACAACTCCGGCAAGATCGTCGAAGAGGCTATCCGCTCTATGGGTGTATCTGACCTCGACCAATTCAAGATCGGCAAAGAGCAGCAGGCGGAAGGCCCAACCCCGTCACAAGAGATGATGATCGCAGAGAAAGCCCGTGGGGCTTCTGTCCAGCCACAGCGCGATGTCGAAAGCGAAGTCCAGAAGGGCAATCTTGTACCAATTAAGGAGGTCCGACGCTGATGGCTAACCCAGTAAAGAGCGACGTGTGGGCGACACAAGTTGATAATGTGATCCGCGAATATGTGAATGCTCGCATCCATGAAGAATTAAAGCCTGTGCGGGACGACACTGCCGCACTTCTCAGTGCATTGTTGCGAATAAGAGAAGCGTCCCAGTCCGACATTGGTACGCTAACAGCAAGAGTTAACGACGCAGAAGAGCTCATAAAAATGTCGTCATGGCGAGTGGCCAAGCTCCGCTCCCTAGCGATTGAAGAGGAATAGGAATGGCACGCACCCGCGTCCCCAGTGAACAGCTAAACTTTCGCTCCGCGAACACCGGAGTTCACCTTCTGGATACTTATCTGGAAGATGCGGAGATGGGCAACCTAACGCTTGCCGAACTCATGGGTAAGCTGTTCGATGAAACTACGGGCGACATAGACGCATTCTCCTTCCAGTACAGCAACGAGAACGACTTACAGACGTTGAAGTTGCGCATAGGTGGCCCAGAGGCTCCTTACTTGGAAGTTGCCAGCTTCACTGATCTCTTCACTGACCTTGCTTCTTTTAAGTCCACTGCTCTTTCAGACATGGAGATCAAGCGGGCTGACGCACAGACCAGTGCTGAGAACGCTCTTGCATCTGAGTTGGATGCTGAAGCTGCCAATGCTTCGGCGCTTGCAGCCCAGCAGTCATCTGAAGACGCCAGAGACTTGTCTCAAACGTACGCCAACCAAGCGTACCAAACCACACCAACCGTGATCCAGCAGGGCATCTTACTGGCCCAACTGCACGGTGAGCTATTCAACGGGAGTTCTCTCTAATGCCAAAC